AAGGCGTAACACAAGCCGAAGCCCTTGAAGCACAGGTGCAGTTCTTAAGAGAGGGCACTCAGCTTGACGAGAATAGGATTCAACTTCTAAAGGCACAGTTTACCACAGCTAAAGGGAAAAACCAACAATTAACATTCTCTAATTTCCTACAGGCACAGAGTAACGAGCTGAGCAAGGACGCGGGTCTATTGCTAGAAGGTATAGTTGGCTTAGCTGCTGAGAGAGCTAACGAGGATACCAAGGCTAAGATTACTGCTGACGCTATGAACAGTACCTACGCGGACACGGTGGAGGTTCAAGAGGAGTTGAACAGTCTAGCACTTCGCGGTAGAATGACCGAAGAGGACAAGGCTAATGCTTTGGACCTAGTGCAGAGACGTATAGCCGAGTCTACTAAATTACTAGCAGCATCTAATGACTTAGACTCTAACAAATTGTACGAGAGACGTATAAAGCTATACGAAGACTTGGAAGAGGTTATAGAAAACACAGCCAACACAGAGAGCGCTGCTGACAAGGGTGGTCGGTCAAAGGCTAGGTTTGACCTAGAGAATTACAAGATTATGCGTGACGAGAGACTTCAGGAGTTGGCCGACAGAAGAGCTTTTGAGCTTCAGGCCGCTAAGACTGCTGAGGAGAGAAACGACATAGAGATAGAGTACAGTCAGACTGTAGCTACCGTCAACAGAGAGGCCGCTGAAGGATTATCTAAGGTAGATGCTGCGCTATACTCTAACAAGGTGTCTATCGAGAATACTATAGACTCTTGGACTGCGCTAGGAAACGTAACAGGTGAGCAGAGCGTTGATATATTCGAAGGCTTCTTAAAGGGTCTTACAACAGAAGTTAAAGAGGATGTTAAGGAGTTGGGCAAGTTACTAAAAGACGGTGTAATAACTGTGGACGAGTACAACGAAAGGATTAACAACTCCATAGCAAAGAACAAGGATGTAGTAAAACAAGGACTAGCGTCTTTGGTGGCTACTAACGAGCTTACTCAGGAGCAGGCAGACCAACTTGGTAAAGCACTAGACAATGTAGAGCTAGACCCTAAGAAGAAGTTTCAAGCTAAGGATACATTGCTAGGTAGACTTCTAGGAGTAGATGCTGAAGAGATTATAGGCGATAGTGCAGAGGCCGTTGCAGCTAAGAGAGCTGAAGAGCTAGAAAAAGCCGTAAAGGAAGACCTTAAATCTATACTAGGAGAGACAGGAGAGATATACGACGCATTTGCTCAGGAAAGACTTGACAACGTTATAAACGAAGCTAAGTCAGAACTAGACGTTATTAAAGAGAGATACTCTATAGAAGAAGAGATATTGAAGTCCTCTTTGAACAACCAACTCATTACAGAGAGTCAGTTCCGTGTTAAGCAAAAGGAGCTTAAGCAGGCTCAGTTAGCTGAAGAGAATGCTGTGAACCAAAAGATATTTGACGCTCAGAAAAAGCAAGATAAGCAGAGTGCTGTGGCTGACGGACTAGAGGCAGCGGCTATTGCTGTTGTAAACGCTTGGAAGACAGGTGAGCCTATAACAGCTCAGGTTAGAGCGGGATTATCCTTAGCGGCTATTGCAGCTTCTACAGGCGCTCGTGTAGCAGCTATCGACCAACGTCAGTTCTTCCCTAAGAAGTTCGAGGATGGTGGTATGGTATCAGGACCGAGTCACGCAGAAGGCGGTGTACCGTTTAGCGTTCAAGGCAGAGGTGGTTACGAGATGGAAGGCGGTGAGTTTATCATCAATAAGCGTAGCGCATCTATGCACAGAGAGCTACTAGAGAGAATAAATAGCTCAGGAAGAACAGCGGCAGTACAAGGTACTCGCAAGTTCGCTCAAGGCGGCGAGGTCATAGGTATGCAAGGGGAATTGGGTGTTGAGTACCTAAAGGTGATAGCCGAAGGTGTTGCAACTACCAACGACGAGCTTAAGAAACCTACTAGAGCTTACGTTTCTAGTGCAGACCTTAGAGCAGACAGCAGAGAGAGAAGTATACGTAACAATAACGACAGAGTATAATTATGGATTACAAGTTCAGAAAAGGCTACGGCAACAGTGTACAGTTTGGATGTCAGTTCACCACAGAGGGTGAGCTAGACGTGGACTCTTCAGTAACAGGAATAGGCGTTTACAATAACGGCACTCCTGTGCGTATCGAGTGGAACGTTGCGGGGCAAATTAAAGGCCTCTACGGGACTTACGACGGTGACGCGGACAAAGTATACTACGACCCTAGAGTTTATACAGGAGAAGTCATCTCAGGGGGTACTATGTACTCTTACGAGGGTAGTGACTTAATGAAGGTTACAGCTTATACCTTGCAATCGGAGATTAGCAACGCTACTTACAGCAACGCTCATATCCCTTACTATTCAAATGTAGATTACACAATCAAGACTCCCTTACACAGAGGTCGTCGAGCAGACATAGACAGCTTACTATTCCACTCAGGCGTAACAACCGTAGCGGATAGTGGTAACGTGTTTATAGATGTGTGCAACAAGTGGGCTTACTCAGTGTCTCCGACAACAGAGTCGCTTAACACTATCAACAACAAGTTTGCACGTTCATTTGAATTTAAAGTAGCTAAAAAATAATATGGTAGATTTCGCACTAAGTATAAGTAGAAACGGTACAGACTTCTACACACTAGACTTATTCCCCGACCAACAGTTGGACTACGACGTAGACTTCTACGACAGCCTGTCTTTAGATAAGATTAAGTTGCCGTTTAGCACGTCTATGAAACTGCCCCTCACGACAAACAATATGTCGGCCAACAGAGTAGACTTTAACCCGTTTAGTTCTGACTCGGCTGACTACCCCACTGATGACTTCTTTTTTGAGCTACGTATATTCGGAGCTGCTGTAAGTACACTGACAGGTATACTCAACGTATCTAGTATGGAGTATAACAGTGGAGAACCTTACATATCTGTAGAGCTTAAAGACCAACTGTCTTATTACCTAGCCAAGATTAAAGAGGTAAATATGTCTGAGCTTTACGACCAAGCTAAGTATACTGATACTAGCCTGACACTAAAGAAGTTCACTAACTACTCTGAGACTAATGCTTTTATATTCGGTCAGGAAGGACAGATAGGCGTACAGCCTGATAGTGATGCAGCTATTATATTCCCTTACGTGGATATGAATAACGACTTAGAGAAGTACAAGTATCCTGCGCGTCAGTTCCTAGAATACGGAACAGGCATAAAGAGATGTGGACTTATTCCTGCATTCTCTGTACAGAAGTTCCTAGAGTACGTAGGCGACTACCTCAGCACCGCGGGATTCCCTGTGAGAGTTGACTCTAAGCTGTTCGCTATAGGAGAGTTTGATGGCGCTCCTCACGATGCAGACTTCCACCCTGATAAGCTAAGGTTCACCAACTCGGCACACTTACTAGCGAAGCAAAGCGTTAACACTAGAACCTTTACACTTAACCAAGCATTAGCGTGGGTAGGTACTAACTCCTCTATGCAGCATATGAACGGGACAGAGGTTAGCTTTAGATACAACAACGGCGGCACAGCAGAGACTGAGGAGAAGTGGTTTAAAACTTCTTATTGGGGCAATATGGAGATACACGGAAACGCGGGTGGCGTTACCACAACATCTTACCAACAAAGAGAGTTCGGAGTTAAGAAGCAAATGACTTCTTACCCTACAGACGTTAACCAATCTGTTAGAGGTTGGTTCTGTCCTAAGGTTTCTTATAACGCTAATCTTAGGCTTAACGGAAACCCTACCTTGCCTGTAACTATATCAGGTCTTAAGCTAGAGGTTCCTGTCGTTAAGGACGATGGGTTGGTTGTAGATATACAGTCTGACAACGCTCTTACAACAATGGAGTTCTCATTTAACATAGGGGTATACGAGGACGGAATGATGATTAAGAAGATTGCTTTGCAGGATTCTAACGGAGATGACCTAAGACTCAGACCTTCAGGAAGAGGGTACGACGGCGGTTCTAATAAAAATCAGGCAAACGAAACGACCTCTCCATTTAACTATGTTGACGGCGACTACTTCACTGAGGATGATGTCAAGGTATTGGCTTGGAATAACCCGTCTTTAGGAATTAGAGATGTGCTTAATTTCTCTGACGTAGATGTGTACTTCCCAACAGATGCAGACGTGTTTGTTAATGGTGGCTCTAGATACTCTATAAACTATTTCCTAGAACCTGTTGACGGTGTTCTTCAGGCTAGAGTTATAACTGACTTTGTTGACACTACATACCTAGACCCTTTTACATCTACAAACAAGGATATTAGACTAGGCGCTACCACAACAACTTCTTGGGTAGACTTTGATTTCTTCGACCTCAAGAAACTAATAACTAGAATAAGCACTATATCAGAGGCTCAGGAGTTAGCAGTTACGTTCCTAGCTAACGAAGACTTCCTGCCTCACCAAGAGGATGACAGAATTGTTATAAAGGACTCGATAGCTCAGACAACAGAAGACACTATATACGACGCTCTGCTTAAGATAAGCAAGAGGTTTAACTGTGGTATGTTCTACGACTACGACTCAGTTAACTCTGTAAACATTTTACGTATAGACCCTCTACACATAGTAAGGTCGGGTAGTCAAGATGTATCTACTATGATTGACGACTCAAAGTCCTTCAAGGTAATGAAAGGTGGAAGCAGGGTCAAGAACCTCACACTATCTAACGAGAACTATGACAGATACTTTGACGACGAGGATAGAGACGGTGTTACCACAGGCTCTACAACTCAAGAAATAAATAGCGAGGGTATCGAGGACTTAGAGATTAAACTAGAGTCTGCTGTATTCTACAAGTCGCTTTGTGGCGTGGAAGCTAACGAGCGTCCGCAGAACCTTACTTCGGGAGCGTTTAGCGAAGAACAACTAGGACTAGCTAAAAACATATTCTCTCAGAACGACGAGGTAGGGTTTAGATTCGGCTACGTGAAAGCTCCTAACTACAAGACTTGGTTGCTACACCCATTCATAGTGTTTAACCCTGACGAGGATTTCTCAGGAGCTATGAAGACGGCTACAGAGAGAACCTACTCGAAAGGTAGTATAGGGTTTGATGAACTTAGCGGCAACGACGCGCATTTTATATTCAACGGAGAGATGACTCACGTAAGTCCTTCAGGATTCGATTTAAGAGCAGAAGACGAAGACGGTAACACTACAGACTACTACGACCTTTATAGCGCAGGAGAAGGGCTTAAAACAGCTAACCTGCCTACCGTAGAGTTTGATATGGTTGTGCCTACTTCTAGCCTGTCTAATCTAGACTTCTTTATGCAGACTTTAACCGCGGCAAACGTCACTAACAACACGATATACGTGAAGAGCGCAAGAGGTAAAGTGTACGGCGACTACGCTTATTTAACTATCGAAGGGTTAATAGATTAATTCGTAAATTATAAAAAGAGAGATATATTAATGGCTACCTATAACGACTATCCTGAATCAGCTTCTAACAACGCTAAGAAAGTATTAGCTTGGAAGAAGAAGTACGGTAAGGAAGTTAAGGGAATGACCTCTATAGGTTGGACTCGTGCAAACCAATTGGCTAGCAACGAAAAACTCTCTTACAAAACGATTGCTCGTATGGCTGCATTTAAGCGCCACCAAAAGAACGCGACTATCGACCCTAAGTACAAAAGCACCCCGTGGAAAGACCGCGGCTACGTAGCTTGGTTAGGTTGGGGCGGAACGTCAGGAGTTAATTGGGCAATTAAAAAAGCTGAGTCATTACGTAACAGTATGAGTGAGCAAGAATTTGAAACTATGAACGAACTACCATTATTCAACATTACTCTAGACGACTTCGTAGAGGGTATGTATAAAATATCACTAGTAGACAAGCCTGCTATCGAGGAGAACTTCCTTTACTTCAGTGAGCAAGAGGCTCCTAAGTTGGAGTTTGCTAACTCTGAGAAGAAAGAAGTAGTCGGCCCTATTATGATTCCTAACAAACCTATCCTCAGACATTCTCCTGAGAAGGGTTACTACAATGTTCAATTTACTGAAGAGATTATCCAAGAGATAATGTATAAGTATAGTAAAGATGGACTTTGGAACTCATTTGGTATACACCACTCGTACGACACGCACGATGTGACTATGCTAGAAGTTTGGATGAAAGAGTCTGATAACGACAAGTCTAAGGACTATGGTTACGACCTTCCAAACGGAACAGTATTCGTAAAGACTAAGATTGAGTCTGACGAATTATTCAACGCTATCAAGGACGGAGAGGTCAATGGATTCTCTATCGAGATTGAAGCGAATATAGAACTAACTAAACACGAAGAAGAAATGAACGAATTTTCATTTGGTATGGAGTTGGGCAAAATGATTACGCGTATTGAGGCTTTAGAGGCTCAGAACGCTGAGTTCGTTGCACAACTAGAGAACTTCAACGCTCCTGTAGAGGAGGTTGTCGAGACTACAGAAGAAGTTTCTATCGAGTTGAACGTAGAGGAAGCAATTGAAGAGGTAGCTGAAGAAGCTGCTCCTGAGGTTGTTGCTGAAGAGGTTCAAGAAGAAGTTGCTGAGGTTGTAGAAGAAGAGCTGTCAGTCGTTGACGAGACAGTTGTAGAAGAAACAGTAGAGGAAGAGTTTTCTGCGGAAGAAGAAGTTAACGAAGAAAAGGTTGAGGAAGAATTTGCAGCACTTCAGAATGAAGAAGAAGTTGCAGAAGAGCCAAACACCGTTCTTGAGTTCAACGGAATCACTCCTGAGAAAGTTAACTTAGTTAACGATTTCTTTTCACGTTTCAAATAATCAATTAACAATAATAATACTCTAAACAAAAACAAAATGAGTTTATCTATTTCAAACTTGCCTTACGGCGACAGACGTCCTGATACTTTTATCGACACTATGGTAAAGAGTGCAGGTGTATTAAACCGCTTCCGTTTGGTTGACGGTGTAAAGAACAAAGTAAATGTTCCTATTTTTGATGCTGCTTTAACTTTCGGTACAGATATCTGTGCTTGGGACCCTCAGTCAACTGCGACTATCGGTGAGAAGGAAATGAGCGTTGACACTTACAAGTGGTCATTCCTTAACTGTAAAGATGCTCTTGAGTCTTCTTACCGTGGTTTGATGCTTAAGAAAGGTCAGCACAATGCTGAGACTATGGACGCTGAGTTCAAGGATTGGGTTTTCGATTACTTCGCAAAACTATCTGCACAAAAAGCTCTTGAGCTTGCTGCTACTAAATTAGTTACTGAATTAGACGCTGATGCTAACATCATCGCTTTGGATACTAACGTTGCTGCTATCTCTAAGTCTAACGTATTAGGAGTTCTTGAAGCTGCTTACGGTGCAATGAGTAACGTAATGTTAGCTGCTATCTTCGGAGATGCTGACCGTGCTTACCGTCCTGCATTCTTTATGGGTACTGCTGCTTACCAAAGCTACCAATTGGCTATCGCTGACAAGTTCACGACTACTCCACAAGGTATCATCGAAGGAGCTATCCCGCAATACTTAGGTATGGAGATTATCCACTTCCCGTCAATGGCTGCTAACGAGGTTCTCGTTTCTGCTCCTGACAACATCGTAATGCTTACTGACGACTACAACGACGTTAAAGCTATCGATATGAAGTACGAAGCTGAATTGTCTTCTGATAAAGTATGGGGTCAGTTCAAAATCGGTTTCTCTTACTTGAAGTCTGAGGAAATCGTTTACGGTAAAGACCGCGCTTAATCAATTAAATTAACAGTGAGGGGGAGAGCTTAAGGCTCTCTCCTAAACTAACCTAAAGACATAAAAAAATGGCTTGTAATGTAAATCTTTCAGGTATTTCTTTCTCTTGTACTGACCTTCCCGTTGGTGGATTGACTCAGGTTTTAATCGGAGAGAAAGCAGACCTAGACGCTCTTGTTGCAGTTGATACTGACAAGACTAGCGTAAACTACGGAGAAGTTACTATCACACCTGCTACTGCTAACTTGTTAGCTGACGGTGATGTTGTTGAGTTGAACTTCAATAACAAAGATGGTTTCTCTGTATTCAATGACGTTAAAACTGTAAACGGAGACGGCTCTGTTTCTTCTATTCCAACTATCGCTATCGAGTTCCCTGTAATGAACGTAGCGAAGCGTGACGCTCTTGAGCAGATGGCTGTAGGTGGTGCTGAGTTAGTTGCTTTCGTTCAGACTGCGGCAGGTACTCACCACTTAGTAGGTTTCGAGTACGGATTGTACGCAGGAACAGTTGACGGAACTTCAGGTGCTTCACGTACTGACAAGAACCGTTACCAATTGACTTTAACAGGTGAGGAAAGCTCTTTGGCTTTTGCTTTGTCTGCTGCTAATTGGACTTCAATCGCAGGATAATATCTTGCATAGAATAAATTTAGGGGGTGGGGGCAACCCCGCCCTTTTTTCTAACTAATCACAATTACTAACTTATGGCTTTCGACTGCTCAATAGCGTTTAGCGACATAGATATCAACTGTCAGGCAATGGACGTTGGTGGTATAAAGGCAGTTGTTCTTGGTAAGCAGTGTGACCTAACTATGGCGTTCGACACCGTAACAGGAACTACACTAACTGTATTAGACCTCGCCAACTCAGTTAGATTTGAACACAACAAAAAAGACGGCTCTACTACATTCTCTGAGTCTAAGACAACTAATGGTGGTCTAGGTGTCGTTAATACAGACATCACTATACAGCTACCCCGCTTAGATAACAAAGTGAATCAGATAGACTTTATGAGTCGCAGACAAGACATAGTTTGTCTAATGCTACACAACAACGGCAGTATCACTGTCAGTGGCTTTATGGACGGGCTAACAATGGATTACTCCGCAACTAGCGGAACAGGCATACAAGACAAGTCTTTCGTTGACGTTAAACTTTCAGCAACGAGTTGGATATCTTCTATTGTTTTAGACGATGACTCCGCACTCACAACACCGCTGTTTGGATAATGTATACACTAGGAAGGCAAATCGGATATAATTCTATTTGTAGTTCAACAGGCACAAGTGCCCTCTACATAGAAAACAGAACTTACTACTCTTGCACTAGCATAAGCGTACCACCGATAACTTGGGAGCTATGGGCAGTGAATTGGGAGACTATAACAACTAATTGGGAAAACGAGGTATATAATTAATTATGGCTACACTACAGGGACAGCAACCAAAGGACACGTATAAGGGTCTAATTAAAACCTCTGACTCACTAGAGGCTACAACAGAGAAGAGCTTAGAGGACGGCGCGGGTAACGCGCTGCCTATGAGTGTATCTCCGACTGCTGTAGGTTTCTCAGGTGATATAAAAGACAACAATGGTAGTACAGGCTTACAAGGTCAGGTATTATCTAAAACGCTCAACGGTATGGAGTGGTCAAACAGAACGTTTACCTTTACCCAAACTGTGAGTACGAATATATGGAACATAACTCATAACATAGGAGCTTTTCCCGCGGTCACGGTTGTTGACTCGGTAGGTAACTTTGTTGTAGGTGACGTTTCTTATACTGACGATAGGTCATTGACCTTGACATTCAAAACTGCCTTCAAGGGTAAGGCTTATCTTAACTAATAACTAATAACAAAACAAATGGCTTCTAAATTTTTGATTGACATTGACCTTAACGGGAATGAGATTCAGAACTTCGGTATTCAAACTACGGGAACTCTGCCTACATCTCCATTTAATGGTCAGGTTGTAAACCACAGTGGTGTCATCAAAGTCTACGAAACGTCTTCTACATCTTGGAAGTATGTTGGTATGGCTGCTGATGGAACTACTATCACTGAGTCTTCAGGCGTTATCTCTGTAGGTGCTATACCTCAGTCTAGCGTTACAGGTCTTGCTACTTCTTTAGGTGGTAAGGTTGACGACTCTCAAGTATTAACAGACGTACCTACAGGTGCAGTATTTACGGATACTCTCTTTACTGCGGGTGACGGTCTTGACTTATCAAGCGAAGAGTTCTCTGTAGATAGCACAGTTGTACGCACTAGTGGCGCACAGACTATCGCGGGTAACAAAACATTCTCTAACGACGTTGCTATCAATGGCGACCTTACAGTTAGCGGCTCAGTTACTTCTAAGTTATCTGAAGAGGTGCTTATCGAAGATAATGTCGTTGTCCTTAACTCTAACGAAGCAGGCACTCCTAGTGAGAACGCAGGTATCGAAGTAGAGCGTGGAACAGCTACTAACGTTTCTGTATTATGGAGCGAGTCTTCTGACCGTTGGACATTTACTAACGACGGTACAACTTTCAACAACATCCCTGTACCTAGTGAGTATTCTACGGCTAACGATATCGACTACGTAAGCGGTGGTACTTTTGACAGCAGTTCAGGTAATCTTGAATTAACAGGTGTTGGAAACGCAGGTACTACTGTCAACCTAGACGGACGTTACCTACGTACATATACGGAGAGCAATGACTACGGAACAATCGCAGTAAGCGGACAGACTGACGTATCAGCATCTAGCGTAGGAGACACTGTAACTTTTGTTGGCGCAGGTGGTATGACTATCACTACAGGTACTGACACAGTTACATTTACTTCTGCTAACGACAATGATATTGATTACATTAGCGGAGCTTCTTTTGCTAGTGGTACTCTTACCCTAACAGGTCAGGGCAATGCAGGTACTTCTGTTTCTTTAGACGGACGCTACCTTCAGTCTTTCACTGAGTCTGACCCTATCTTTACGGCTTCTGCTGCGGGTAGTATCACGTCTACTCAGGTATCTAATTGGGATACAGCTTACGGTTGGGGCGACCACGATGCTGTAGGTTACTTAACTGCTGTACCTGCTGCGGGTATCGGTGCGGGAACTTACGGTGATGCTGCTGACGGAACTAAGATTGATACAATCACAATTGATGCTCAAGGTCGTGTTACTGCTTTGGCTACAGGACCAATAGTTGACAACAACACTCAGCGTACTGACGAAGAGATTGAAGACGTTGTAGGTGCTATGTTTACAGGAAACGTTGAAAGCGGACTAGTCGTTACTTATCAAGACAGCACTGCTGACATCGACGTTGTAACTACTCACCATACTTACTCTCACCAAGAGACTAGCTATGCAGGTGGAACACTTGCTATCGGAAACCACAACTTAGACCTTAGTCTAGGTGCTATAGTTCAGGTTTATGATATCTCTACCAACAACCACCAACAGGTGGCTACGGACGTAGTGTTAGACACTTCTAACCAAGAGATTGACATTGTACTTCCTGCGGGAGATTGGAGAATCGTTGCACACGGTTCAAGAGCTTAATAATAACTTTATGGCGGGGCGGTTAACGCCGCCCCCTATAAATAACCACAAACAAAAAATAGATTATGGCTAATAAGGTACTAACAGATTTAGAGGTAGAAGGCACGGTAACTGCAACAAGCGGTAATTCCACAAATTGGAATACTGCCTATGGTTGGGGCGACCACAGCGGTCTTTACGATAACTATTCTTCGTTCAACCTTAAAACCAACGGAACACAGCGTACTACCGTAACGAGCGGCGGTACTGTTGACATTACTGCGGGAACCAATGTAGGCGTTGCGTATAGCGCAGGGGGTGTGGTTACTCTTTCGTCTACGGACACTACGTATTCCGCGGGAACAGGTTTGGATTTAACAGGGACTACGTTCTCTGTTGAGTCTGACTTGCGCGATGTTTCTTACATAGGTAAGGACAGCAATAATTATATACAATTCAATGTAGACGGCAACGGTCATATGGACTTTTATGCTGCGGGTAGTTGGGTAGCTAGGCTACAGAACGACGGTGAGTTTCACGTTGCAGGTGACATCGTAGCATTCTCTGACATATTTAATCCTTAACAGTATGGCCCTACAATCTAGCGGTCAAATCAAGTTCTCTGAACTAAACACTGAACTATCTAGAACATCTACAGACTTAATAGGTCTAACAGAGGCTTCTATAGGTACTTACGGTGCTATAAACACAAACAACGCTGTAGCTGACAGGCCTGACCAATCTGAACCTCACGCTATAAGTGAATGGTATTCTTACAACCATAACGCGTCAGGTGCTTACACTAACACTCACTACTATAATAACAGCAGAACAGCTCTTAGAAGAAGTGCTACTAGCTCTCCTTTCAACCTAAGTGGTTCTCAGGATTTAACCGTATCTATGTGGGTTAAGCAAAAGCCTACTACCGCTAACGAGATTATGTGGGACTTGTCTAACACGTCTAGCAACTCAGCTAACAGATTCTTCCTGCAATACCACAAGTCTCTTAACAGGCTTGTAGCCCGTCACAGAACGGGTAGTGTTAACTACGACAGACAGTGGTCGTTACACGATAACAACTCTGTAACAGGAACAGGTACTAACTCAGGAGTGGCTTGGAGTGATACAAATAGAGGTAATGTAAACTCTGACGGTTGGGGTATGCTTACAGTTGTATACGATGCTTCTCAGTCTAACGCCGTTAACGGCCTTAAGCTGTATTGGAACGCTACAGAGGTGGCTACCTCAGCGGTTGCTAACTCAGGAACTAGGAGTAGCTCGGCGGTCAACGACTTTACCATAGGTAACAATAACCACAACTCAACAACTACCGCGGGTGGTATGAATGCTAATGTAGATGAATTAAAGATATTTACGAGCGCTCTAAGCGCTTCTAACGTAACATCTCTATACAATTCAGGTGTAGTGGCCAACGCTGCTAATTCGTTCAGCACAGGGCTTCTAACTGAGTTTACTTTTGATAGTGATACTACGGACTCTAATAATAACTTCCCTACTTCTCAAAGAGATACGGGTGCGAGAACGGCGCACTAATGAGACACTTAAAGAGAGTATTTGGATTACAGTTTCAGAACGGCAGAGGCGTCGTACTGCCTCACCTCTACTTCACTTACTTGTTTATGAGCTTAGTTAGTAGTGCTGTTTATCACATTTTAGGTAGAGAGGTATTAGTGTCTTTGTTCTCTTGGTATTACCTTAACGGCGTAGACCAAGTGCTAATGGGTGTAGCTGTACTTGAGCTATTGGTGCGTATACCCTTTATAAACAAAAAAGAGATACAATAATTTCGTAAATTATAAAAAGGGCATTACTTTAAATAACCACTATGAAGTTAACTAAAAAAGAGCTAGCTAGTCTAAGAGAGATTGTAGCTGAAATTAAGAAGATAGAGGGCGTAGTAGCCAATCTAGAGCTTCAAAAATCAAACGCTGTTAATCACTATCGTGCTATGCGCGAGTCAGTTGACAGTTACAAGGAAGTATTGCAGAAAAAATATGGAGACGTTCAAATCGACGTAGCTTCAGGGAACATCACAAAGACGAATGAAGAGACTAAATAATCAGGAAGTAAACATTATTTCCGTAATCAGGACTTACGATATGAGCAGCCAATTCTATGAGTTGGATGTTCAATCGAGTTCCGATGCGTCTCGTAACTACACCTTCTCGGTTGGTGTACACTTGCCTAGCAATTGCAAAGACTTTGCTACGGTGATTGTAGATTTAACCGCTAACAGTGTGGAATCGGGCGAGTATATTGTTAGTCTTAGAGACGTTAGTTCTAACGGGTCTGATACAGTTATAGAGTTTTTAGCTCTTGTAGAGGATAACGATAGAACAGAAGTGAACACCGCTGATGTATATGGTGATTCTATAATCTTCTAAAAAGAAATTAAATGGGTTTATTCGACAGAATTAGTGAGACATTTGCCTCGTACACAAACGTACAGGCTACCACTACTAGCATAGCTTCCAATGAGTTGGAGAATGCTATTAGAGACTTAAGCGGTAAGTATCGTTTGGGTCAGACAAATAAAGGCTCGTACATTAAGTTCGGCGTACAGGATGATTTCCCTGTGATGCTAGACAAGATGCTTCGTCAGTCTCCTGTTCACGCAGGTATCCTAACAAAGAAAGCTAAGATGGTTGTAGGTACGGATGTATCTTACGACGATAGCTTCCTACCAACTAAGAAGGCTAAGGCTGAGCTGAAGGTATTTGTACAGAACTGTGCGGGTGCTAACAAGGGTTTGTACGACGTGCTTACTCACGCTGCTTTCCAATACGAGAAGTCAGGCGCTTATGCGCTTTACGTTCGTTGGAACAAAGACCGTACTAAGATGCTAGAGCTTTGCTCTCTAGATATTAAAGGTGTACGTGCAGCAGAGCCTGATGCTAAAGGAAATGTTACTAGCTATATCGTGCGCCGTATGTTCGGTCAGGGTGCAGACTCAATGCAACACAACGATGCTAGACTATACCCTGCTTTC